ATGAAGTAGGGTGGGTAAATCAATAACACCGTTCAGCGCAATGACGGAAGCGGATGCCCGTGTTGCGAGTCCAGAGGGACCGATTGCTGACGCCTTCGGGCGGCTAAGGGTGTCTAATCCGCTCACTCTCTTTGACTCCAAGCAGACCAATGACGGAGGCCCTCTGTTTTGGGATGATGTCGAGAAATCAGGGGGTGGAACAGGTAGCACCTACAATACTGACCAAGCCTCCACGACTCTTACCGTTGGCAGTGAGATTGGCGTGAGGACTCGCCAGACCAAAATGCGCTTCAACTACCAGCCCGGAAAGAGCCAGCTAATAGTAATGACGGGCATACTGGGGACGGGAGCGACAGGCATAACCCAGCGCATTGGTATTGGTGATGATGACAATGGTCTATTCTTTGAGTGCATAGAGGGGACATTTAACGTCAACAGGCGTACTAACACTTCTGGTTCGCCCGTTAATAATAGAGTTGAGCGGCCCGATTTTAACATTGATACCCTTGATGGCAAGGGACCATCAAAGGTTACAATTAGCCTTAGCAAGACAAACATATTCTGGATAGACTTTGAATGGCTTTCTGTTGGACGGATACGATTTGGCTTTATGATTAACGGAAAGCTCATATATTTCCATGAAATGAACAATTCCAACGTCCTGACGCTAGCATATATGTCAACGCCCAACCTCCCCCTTCGCTACGAGATTGAGAATGACGGAAACGGGGCAGCAGCAGAATTGGTGGCTATCTGCGCTACCGTTATGAGTGAGGGTGGTCTTGAGCAGACCGGGACGTTGCAATATGAAAGCACAACGTCAAACAGGGCTGGTGCTGATACGCATATAAGTGCCACTACCGTTGATACACCCTATGCGGTCATTGGAATTAAACTCAAGGCTGGTTTCAAGGATGTAACAGTAATTCTTGTTTCGGTTGGTCTTTTAGCTGAGACAACCACCAACTTTGAATGGTTGGTTCTCTTTAATCCTACAGTTTCGGGGACATTTACATACGCAGATAAAACCAATTCTGCCGTACAGACGGCACTTGGTGCTACCGCCGACCCATCCACCAACGACATATCGGCCCTTGGGACAGTCATTGCTGGTGGCTATGTTCATTCAGCCGGAGGTGGTGGTAAGGGGGGGGAATTTTTTACTACTCTTGCAAACGCACTTAGCTTAGGTTCTACGGTTGCTGGAGTGCAAGATGCGATAGTTTTAGCGGTTCGGCCCCTGTCGGCGGATGGCGACATTCATGGTGGATTAGTTTGGAGAGAACTGTCTTAGATGGCTAGGCAAATATTTCTAGAAACCTTCGAAGATTTGTTCACCTTCATTGCCGAGCAGGGCAATATTGAAATTACAGTCTCGACTGAAAACCTCAATAAAGTCAAGACCTTAATCAATGTCGCTGACGATATTATAAACTCTGCTTTTGAGTGGTGGTACTTGCAAAAACAATTTAGGGTGAACCTTGAGCCACCCTATGAAACGGGAACCCTTACGACCACGGCGGAAGGGACGACCTTCGCCGGGAGCGGTACGGCTTGGTCAACTAACCTCCTCGCCAAAGCTAAAATCCAAGTTGTCGGGGATGCGGAAGTATACCCCGTTCAGTCTATGGACAGCGACACCGCGCTTACCCTTGGCGTTCCGGGTCAGACAATTACCTATAAGGGTGATGCCGCCTCTGGTGCGTCCTACAAGATATGGACGGACGTATATGCCCTACCTAGCGACTTCAAAGAGATGCTACAGCCCCATCAAGCCTTCTGGCCGTATTACCCACAACCTCTCGGAATAAGAGAGTTTCGTCGGATGCAGAGAGACTTCGCAACCGATGAGGGTAGGCCGGAGTTCTACACCCTGGAGAGTGATGAGGATGGGACTCAGAGCATCATCTTTATACCGTTCCCTGATGAGCTTTCGACTGTCGAAGGCGATTACGTTCAGATGACCACGCCAATGTCGGCTGATGGTGATAAGCCGCTAATACCGAGGGACTACAGGGACGCGATTGCTTGGAAGGCATTGCAGTTGCATTATCAAGGTGAACGCAATGACATGGAGCGGGCTCGATATTTCGAGGGCTTGTTTGGGGTGAGACGGGCGAGGATGTTGGGCGACCACAAGACCAGACAGCAAGAGGACTTGCCGATGATTCGCCCATCATTTCGTCGGTACGAACGGCGCAGTAGGCGTTCATCCAGGGTTTATGACTCCAACTGGAGTAGGCGCACATTAAGATGAAGCGCTACCTACTAACATTTCTTTTGGTTCTAGGGCTTGCCAGTCCGTCCCTGGCGGCGACTAAGTCCAAGCGGGCCATCTTCATCAATGCTACGGGAGGGCTAAACACCAACGCATCCACCTTGATGGTCCCCGATGAAGACCTCACCCATGCTACCAATATTGAATTTACGCTCCTTGGAATACGAGAGAAACGGCGTGGCTCTTCCAAGCTAAACTCTTTGCCAATCGTACAGGGCCATTCTGTAACGGGGCTCTTTGAGTGGGAGAAATCAACTGGAAGCAGGAATTTCTACATAGCATCAACTACTGGGATAATACATCAAGACGTTTCGGGTGTGTTTACAGAGAGAGCTGCTGGTTTTTCCACCAATGCCAACCGTCGTTGGACCTGGGCCAACTGGCTCGGAACGCGGCTTGTGGGATGCAATGGTGATACATTTGCCCAGACCACCACGGACGGGTCTGCTTGGACAACTCTCACAACGACGCCCGCGACATGCTTGGTTCCCATCGCCCACAGGCGACGGTTGTTTATCCTTGAAGCTAACTCCTCTATTGTTTATTACTCTGTCCTCAATGACCCGACTGACTTCGCAGGAAGTGGTAGCGGGTCGTTCCAGATTGCATCTACGGAGGGTGGTTTTCTAACGGGTGCCGCTTCGCACCTTGGCGTCCTTGTAATATTCAAAGAACGCTCTATTCATATTCTTTATGGCGACTCTCCAACGTCAACCGACCCCGACCCATTTGTATTGAAGCCCCTTGTTATTGGGGTCGGGGCTGTGTCGCACAACTCAATTCAGACGGTCACGGGGCCGGAAGGGACCGACCTTCTTTTTGCCTCAAAGGATGGAATCGTTTCACTAAAGAACATCCAAGAGTTTGGTGACTTCAGGCCGTCATTGATTACCGAGAAAATCAAGCCAGACTTTCGTGGCCTCAGTAGCTCAAGACTGAAGCTATCGAGTGCGGCGTTCTACCCCCGCAAGGGCCAGTATTATTTCGCCGCCGCAAAGTCCGGCTCATCCGAAAACGATATAATACTCAAATACACCATTCTTAATAAAGCGTGGTCAATTGTCCATAGCTCCAATGCCCATAATATTCTTGGAGTCAAGAGGGATTCGGCCACAGAAGACCTCATTGTTTACAGCGGTGATGATGATGGTTATGTCTGGCAGTTGGACGACAACTCATTCAATGATGACGGTGTGGCATTTGAGGCTTCTTATAGCACACCTTGGTTGGACATGGGTCGGCCTTCGATTAGAAAGTCTTTTGGGCCGAAGCTACTCATCTTTCACGAAGCGGTTGGCGATTACGATTTGACTGTTTCGTGGTCTATTGATTTTGCAACGCCAACCTCAGCGACAATAAACATGAAAGGTGGCTGTACTGCTTTAGGTAGCTTTATATTGGGGCAGGACCGCCTGTGTGTATCGCAAGACATTACCACAACCGTGGTTCCTGTTTCAATTCGTGGTGACGGCTATTGGATTAAGTTTGATTTCGCCAATAGCATTGTAGATGAGCGGTTCAATATCTTTGGGTTTGCGTTGGAATATGCCGAGATGGAGGAATAACAAGTGAGTTCTTATTGTAATAAATGGCTTAAAATTGCAATAAGCATTTCCTTATTTACTTTCCTTGCAATAAGCACAATGTCGCCTCCTGCTTGGGCTGCCTGTTCTCCCAGCGTGACAAGGAGCAAAGACTGGGGAACATCGGAGGTATTGACTGATACGGACCTAGAAGCAGAGTATGATAGAGGGTATACGGCAAGAAATGATTGCCTTGGTCCATCAGGACATAAACACAATGATACTGATTCACCAAACCTGGATTGGGATGATATATGGTCTGATGCCGCGCACGACCACTCAGATGCCGCTGAAGGCGGTGCCAGTTCGTTTGACTGGGATAGCGTATGGACCGATGCGGTGCATAGTCATGAGTCCGCTGGCGAGGGTGGAACTGTTGAGGCTCATGCTTCGACGGTAGTTGAGTCTATAACGGTTGGCCTGATTTCCACGGAAGCCTCCTCAGTCAACCAAATCCTAACTGTAGATGGTGATGGTGGGGCTTCTTGGTCCACACCGGCTATATGGGTTAGAGATGGTGTTCAGATTGCCAATAACGGTAGCGATGCCAACAACGACATTGATGTTGACTACGATGCCCTGACCGTATCCACCAATGGAGATGCTGATGGTGCCCTAAGCCTCCTTTCGGATGGAAACTTTACAGCAGCATTAGATGGCTCTGCTGGATGCAACGCGATAGACACGAGTTCAGAGTCAGGCGACACTTGGTATTATGTATGGGTTATATCGAAGGCCAACGGAAGCACTCCATGCGTTGTTCTATCTACTGCATCAGATTTTCCATCGGTTACGCTCCCCGTGGATTACACAAGCGGTAGGATTGCGGGAGTTATAAGAAATAATGGGTCCAGCAACATTATAGCGTTCGACCATCCAAAGGCTGGTCATTATTATAGATTCAGAGACCCGATAAAGGATGTTTCCGATAGCACTATGGAAAATGATACGGGTAAGACGGGAACGCTCACCGTTCCGCCCAACACATTGGCCCATGTGAGGGCTCATGCAACTGAGAGTTCGGGTACAACTGTGGCGATTGCGGTGTTCCCGACAAACGCAAGTGACGATACTGCCAACCTTGATGAAGCCTCATTCTCCTATTTAACGGCTTCTAGCACAATAGAAGGTTCTGGTGTTGATTTGGTTCTAGTGGATTCATCCAGCCAGATGAAATATATGGTAGCGGAGGCAACTGCCGCCATTGCCACGGTCAACACGCTTGGTTTCTGGGATAATTATGCGGGCGAGTGATATGTAAAGTTAGAGGAGAAATAATCATGGCATTGCATGGACACAAACCAAAGAAAAAGAAGGCCAAGAAGAAACGAAAGAAGAAGAGGTAATCATTATGAAAAGACTAGCCATAGGAATTGTTCTTGTTCTAGTGCTTGCGACCTCTGTGTTCGCAACTCAGTTCAAGACAGCGACAATTGTAGTGCCGACAGTTAGCCAAACAGCCACCCAGGTAACGACTTCGGTAAACACTCTGGCACAGTCGGTGATATTTCAGCCATACATGGCCCATGCAAACGTGGTCATGTGGATTGGAGATTCGGGCGTTGCGGTGGCAAACGGCATCAGGCTGACACACGGCCAGACCTTGAGCATGGATGCTCCCGCCTTATCTAACTGGGGTGGTGATATGTTCGATTTGTCAAATGTGTGGGCTGTTTGTGATTCGGTTGAGGGTGCCAGCTACGCTAGTCTGGGTACGGATTGTAGCCTCATCGTGACTTACAGCAAACAAGAGTAGGGGGTGGGACAATGAAACGCTTTTCAATAACGATTGCCTCAATCTTCTTCTTCTTGGTTTCTGTTGGTGGTGTTCACGGGGCTTCGTTTGAAATATCGGGTGGGACTGAAAGCAATGTGACCACAGATACTGCCCAGACCTTCACTGCCGACCAAACCTTTAACGATAACGTAAAGCTTCATTTCGGCACCGACCAAGACCACAATCTTGTGTTTGATGGGTCAGACTTTCTAATTTCAAGCGGAGCGGGAAGCATCAAGCTTCAAGATAATACATCTATAACCGGCACCGTTGAGGTTGGCGGGCGAGGAAAATTTCAAGGTGGAGTCTTAGACGGAAGCAACCTTGCGCTCATAGCTTTAAACGCGGGCAAAGACATAGAAATATTCCCCGATGGCACTGAGGGTCTTCTCATTCAGGATGGTGGCGATGTCAATTTGACTGGCGGCACGTTTAGCGGTGATTCTGCCTCTGGTGGCTTTCTTGCTTTGGTTGGTTCAACCCACAACACCAAGGGCGATGTAATTGTCCACTCTACATCTTACTTCCGATTTGACAAGACCAACGCTGGTGCCCCTTCCGCTGGGGACTGCGATGACGATGGGGACAGGGGACGCCTTGTTATTGACACGACCAACAACGCTCTCTACGTCTGCAATGGTGGAGTACGGGCTTGGGATGTTATTACGCTCACCGATTCTGCCGACCTGCGGCCAACCGCCATCGGTTTCATAATTGATGGTGGCGGGGCCGTCATTACGGTGGGCGAGAAGGGCCATGTAGAGATTCCTTATGCCTGCACCATAAGCCGGGTGACTATGCTTGCCGACCAATCCGGCGACATCGAGGTTGATATTTGGAAAGATACCTTCGGGAATTTTCCCCCGGCAAACGGGGACAGCATAACCTCATCCACCGTGCCGACAATTAGCGGTGACGTTGCCCACCAAGACACCACCTTAACTAACTGGACAACCTCGGTGACTGCGGGTGACATACTTGCATACAATGTGGATACCGTGACATCTATCACGCGGGTAATGGTGAGCCTAAAATGCGACAGGGACTAATAGCAGCACTGCTTATTATGGGTCTTGCCACGCCCGCGCTGGCGCAGTCTCGCAGAGCGCGTGCTGATGCGATGCTGAACGGCTTATGGGCACATATTCAGGCAAGGGAGGATGCTTACTTTGCCGCTAACGGGCGGTATTTCCAGGGCCTTCTTACGCCCAGGAACGTCCGTAACTCGGATGGCCCAACAGACCTTGGCCGAAGGCCCCACGACCAATCAGAATCATGGGCTGATGCGGGGTTTGTTTTGCCTAATTCAGTTCCAGCCTCCATCGAAATTCACGTTTACGACGGCCCGCTAGGGCAGGGCTACACGGCAATCCTTCATTATAAATCTGGCCGCAAAGAGTTTACTAAGGCTCGTTCCGTGGGGCCAGAGGCTTCTCATAGAAACCACGGCTGGAGAGAGGCCGTCGAGCGATGAAGCGATTACTAGGTATCCTTGCTTTCATATTGTTGGTGGCTCCGCCAGCCAATGCTGCGTTTCTGGATAACCTGGAAGCCCACTTTAAGCTCAATACGGGTGCGCTGACAACTGATTCTGCGGGCTCGAACACTCTGACCAATAACAATACCGTAACTGAAGAAACCGGGATACTGGACGTTGCGGGCCAGTTTACCGCCGCAACCAACGAGTACCTTTCCATCGTTGACAATGCCTCGATGTCCACGGGCGATATAGATTTCACCATTGTGGTTTGGGTCTATCAGGACAGCACCGGGACGGTTAGAAGTGTCGCCAGCAAGGGGGGCACGAATCAGTACGAGTGGCACATAGACATCGACGGGTCAGAGAAGCCCTTTTTCCAAATTTACACCCCCGCCGGCGGCAACAGGGGGCAAGCCACCTGGGGCTCGGGCCTCTCGGCCTCGACCTGGCACCTCATTGTGGCTTGGCACGATGCGATAGCCAACACGGTCAACATTCAAGTCAACAATGGAACCCCTGTGAGTGCAGCGGCTACCGGCCCGACCGACGGGACGGGCAGCTTCTTCATCGGCAGGCTCGGGGATGTAAGTCGTTGGACCGATGGCCGCATAGACTCGTTTAGCTTCTTTAAGCGTGTCCTTACATCGCAAGAGAGGACTGACCTGTGGAATTGCGACAATGCGCTTGACCATGATTTCAGCGCAACGGCGTGTAATCCGCGCAACGTAGGGATAATTATTCAATGATATTCATTGGTGAGAATATTGTCATAGTTCCATTGGAGAAGGCCGACCTTCCTACCGTGTGGGAGTTTCGGGAGCATAAACCTATATTGGGTTACTTCGAGGCCCATCGCCAGTATCACAAAGAAGCAGAGAAGTTGAATGTTGACCCGTTCATTCTGTATAGAAACTGGACGCTCGGCCAGATGTATGGGTCTGAAAATTGGTACTGGGGAATATATAGCAAGTCGCCCACCAAGCTAATAGGGGCTGTATGGACTACTGAAGTGGACGATAAATGCGCCTGGCCGACCTTTCTCATGGGTAGGGAGGTCTGGGGCAAGGGATACACGGAAGATGTCGTAGAGACGCTCCTAGGGGCCTTCCTGGGGCCTTCAGAAATGGATGGGAAGCCACAAGGCGGGTATTCCATAATAAAGGTGCTTTGCCATAGGGCAAACAGGCGGGCTCAAGCCCTTGCCAAAGGGTCAGGATTCAAAGAAACGGGGTTTATTCCCGATGGCGATGGCTCAGACGGCCCAATGGACCAGATTATTTTCTCTCTTACGCAGAAGGAATGGCGTAATAGACAGCCTAAGCCTGAGAAGCCTAAGCGGAAGCGAGGTAGGCCGAAAAAGGAAAAGCCAGTAGAGATGGAGGTGGCATAAATGAGAGCGTTACATGATTCACCGGGGTTACGTTCCATAAAAAGTCTTCCGCTTTATATGATGGTATATGGATGGTGCCTAAAGACGGATTGGGGCATCATCCAATGGTATAAGTTGGGGGAAGATTATTTTACAACCTTCAACTACTTGTCTCATGGTAATGGAGATTAGATAATGGGCGGCGGTAGCAGCAGGGGAACAGCCTCACAGACTCAACCAAGCACAACCCAAACGACCCCACTTCTTTCGCCCGAACAACGGGCGCTACAGCAGCAGGAGCTAGGTTTAAGGACGGCCACGCTGCAAGAGCTACAAGGCCCAACATTGGGGCTCCTTGGTGGCATTACGAGGGGTCTGGGCGTAGGTGATTTTGGAACGGGCATTGGCCCTGTCACTCAATCAGCCATTGGCGGGCAGTTCGGAGCCACTCCCCAACTTGGTCAGCTTTTGGCCTCTAGGCGTCAGGCAGAGATACAAGCGGCTCAGTTCGCGGCGGCTCCAGCAATAGGCGAAACTGTCCGTGGGGTTGAGCAGGCCGTATCGTCAAGAGGCTTCGGCCCCGGTTCAACCATCTTCGGTCAAGAGATAGCCACGGCCCTTGGCCCGCATGTCCAACAACTTGCCTCGATAGGTCAACAAGCTGCCGTCAGAGAAACAGAAGGACTCATCAACCAGCCCCGCCAGGATATATTCAACAGGGCCGGGTTGGAGCAGAGCGCAAGCGGTGGGTCATTCGCCCAAGCTCTACAACTTCTTGGCTTACCACTTAGCTTGGTGGGCGGCGGGCCAGGTACGCTTGGCCAGACAGCACCGTTTACTGCCACTATGGGTACAACCGGGGGCTCAACGACGACTACATCAGGCCGTCAACCCGGACAGGGGTTGTTTAAGTAGGAGGTAAGATATGGGTGGAGACACAGGCGTTTTTAGGCAAGGCATACAAGCAGCAGGGACATCGGGACCAATACAAATCGGTGCTGGTCCAGCAGTTGGACAACAATCGCAAGCGCAACAAACATTTATACCATTACCAAGCACACCGTTGGGGGGGCCACAACAACCTTCCCTGCCCACCTTTCCCTCGCAAGCTGCTCCCCGCCCAGGCGCAACCCTTGATATGAGCCAGTTTCTTGCTCAAAGGATGCTATCTAAATAATGGTCGAATCAATAGCAGCGTTACTAGGCATGGCAGGAACGGGTGCGACAGCTACCGGGGCAACTGCGGCTGGAACGGGAGCGGGATTGGCCGCTGGTACTGGCCTTGCTACCGCTGAAGGTGCGGCGCTCGGCGGAACCGCTGGAGTTTTGAGTGGTCTCCCGCCAGCGGCAGGGCAAGCGGCTCTTGTCACGGCTCCATTCTCCGCTGCTGGACTCGGGCAAGCGGCAAACCTTGGTATTAGTGGCATCGGTCTTGGCCGCGAAGGAATATCTGCGGGCCAAGAACTGGGTCTTCTAAGCAGACCGGGAGTTGCAGGACAGATTCCACCACCTCCGTCGCAAGAACTCCCCCTTGCTGTTCAAGCATCGCCGCTTGGTAACGACCCGGAGCTAATACAGTTGCTCATCGAGGCCATCAACAACTCTAGGCGAGGGCAAGCGTAATGCCGCTCCAAGACCTGATGCGCTCGTTACTGCAACCAGCAGGGGAAGGTGGCACCGTTCTCTCCAGCCCCCTTGCGTCCCTTATCGGCCTTGGATTATCTGTGGCAGACACGCGCTTTGCCGGAATATATAAGTCTACGGTTCTTGAGCCTGAAAAATTAAGGCTAGACCAAGCACAGAAAAATATTAAGCTCCAATTGGAGTTAGAAAAACTCCGACAGTTGAAGGAACTTAAACTCACAGGGCCAGTCGCAACCACTCCGACAACAAAGCCCAAGGCGGGCGTCCCTTCTAAGCAAAAGGAAAGCCCACCGATAGTGTCACCTTTCCTAACGGCCCCTCAAACCATCGGCGGTTTTCAGGTTCCTTCGGCTGTTCCACAAGCTCCTCCGCAAACGGGGGTTCAGCCTCTACCCTCACCGACCCGTGCCGTGGCACCTACGGGCTCCGTGCAAGAGATGAAGAATGCCTTCTCTCAAAGGCTCTTCAATGTCGGGGCAAGCACAGGCGAGATAAGCCTAATTAAAGCAGGGGCTACTGGTTATTTTAGTTCCCTCGCCAAGATAAAGGACGAACAGGATGAGGCGGGTAGGCAAAAAACTATCAATGCAGCGTTTAAGTTCAATGCGGGCGCTGTTAGGAGTGGCGTAAGGCCGAGCCTAGCAAGGCACAGTCTAGCAACGGCACTCGCTGAAATCCCTGGCATGACACCGGAGCAACTGGACAAGAGCTTGTCTGCATTTAATAGAACCTTCGCCACGAAGATTAAGGCAGAAGATGAAAGGGCTACGATTCTAGCTCAGGCCCAAGTTGCTCCCGAAGCCATTGGGATAGCTGAGAGGGGACTTCAGGGAGCCCAGCCGGGGGGGGCATTGCCCGGTACGACACCTCAGATAATTTCACCATCGCTTCCGGGGTTGCCTCCAATCTCAGACTTCCCCATCAGAAGGCGGGTGGGAATCACGCGGGGTAACATCCGAATATTTGATGACCCCGTTGACGTTGCTTCGGCAAAGAAACTAAACGTCTTGAACATAGAAGAATTTGAAGCCGCCCGCGATGCTGTGGGCATCTTTAAAGATACGGGTGCGTTGCCCCCCAAAAGCATTGCAAGAAACCTCTGGGTACAGGGCAGACATGAGCAGTTAAAACTTTCCGAGAGAGCGCAAAAAGAAGTTGATAGAACATTTGACGCTGTGGCGATGTCGCAGGATGTGCTGGAGCTATTTGATGCTAAGTTTACAGGTATCAGCGGTACTGGTTTGGCAATCGCAAGCACTAGGGCGGGGGAAGTTTTCAGAAACTTTGGGGTTCCCCCTGAAACGATTCGAGACTTTGCCACCTATAGAAATGCTCTTGATTCTGTAGTGGCTCCCATGAGATTAGCACTTTCTGGTACTGCTCTTACCGATAGCGAAATCAAGAGGTCTGTGAATCACCTCAAGGATTCCATCGCGCAACTACAATCAGACCCCAAGGCCGCTGCTGCATCCCTACAAAAGTTCTACAGCATATTAGTAGGCAAGGGCAACAGGGTCTTTACAAGGCTAAACAAGACCAAGTTCTTTGCAAAAGAAAACATTCCCACCCTTGACGAATATCTTGGAAGCAAATCAGACCAAGAGATTGCAGGATTCTTTAAGAAGGGGCTGATTACAAAGCAACGAGCCATGAGAATACGAAAACTAGGAATGGGGAAATAATGGCTGGCGAACTTACAGATGATGAATTTGCGGCCTCGTTAGCAATAGAGCCCGGCCCTACAAGACTGGGGGCGTTTCTTCTTGAGCCTCCCACGCCCGTACCTCCATTACCCGCTGAGTTGGGCATTGAGCCGCCACCCATTGATGTTAAACCAACAACGGTTGGTGAAATTGGGGGAAGCATTGCTGGTTCACTAATTGGTGAGGCTGTTTTTCCTCCTGGCGGTGGTATTCCGGGCGGAATATTGGGGACCATTGCTGGTACAGTTCTTGGTAGAAGTGCGGGGATGACAGTCGAGGAAACACTGGGGGGCAGAGAACCTACATTCGCTGAGGTTGCACTGACCATGAAAGAGGCTGTTAAACGGGAAACGGTTGCGGAGGTTGGAGCGCGTGGGGCGCTTGTCGCATTTAAAAAGGCATTAAAGCCAATTTCATCAGAATTGCTGGAAGAGGGAGCAGAGGAAACAATCAGGCTTTTTGATGAGGCGGTTGAGGAGGCTGCTGGTGCGGGAGTAAAGTTGAAATCGGGGCTACCAACAGCAGGACAATTATCAAAATCCGCCGGAGTTGATTTTGTTGAAGGCTTATCAAGGGGTGCCGTTGGTGGACAGGGCTTTTTCGTTAAGCAACAAATGAGAGTAGAGAAAGTCATTGACTGGATTGCTGGAAAATTTCAAAAAGCAGACCTTGACCCCATTCTTACAGGTAGGACAATAAGAGATACGTTGGCAGGCGGTAGGACTCTTTGGTTTGGTGCCGCCAGAGGCGCATGGAACACACTAGATGATATGGTTCGCGGAACAGTTAAGGTTGATTGGAGGGGAGGGAAGGCCCTCCTGCAAGGAATCATAGATGATGTTGCCCCAAGGGGAGCAGCCCCCGTTGGTAAAAGAAACAAGGAAATATTTGAAGAAGCTCAAAACCTTCTTACGTGGCCTGATGAAATAACATTCGCACAAGCGCAGAATTTAAGGTCTGACCTTCTCGCGGTATTTAGAGGCGTACCGTTTAGGAACAGAAAGCAGGCGGTTGATGTGCTTTTGTCAGGTATTCTTGTAGAAGAAATGGAAAAGTCAGCGGGAGCATTAAGCGGTGATGCTTTAAGACAATTCCAGGGAGCAAGAAATCTTACGCGCATGGGACATGAAAAGTTTAATACTAAATTCCTAATTGCACTTGATAAGCTCGATTTAGATGAAAAGGTATATAGAAGTATCCTAGCAGGGATGTATCCAGAGAGAATTGATGAGGTTGTCGGTATCCTCGGAAGGCGTGCGCCAAAACTTAAAAAAGCACTTGGTGATACATGGGTTACTGACATTATGACCGAGGCGGGCAAGTCGGGAGAATTTTCAGGGAAAACATTGTTTTCATATATACGCCCAGGCAAGCCAGAAAGATTTGCTCGAAAACTATTAAGCAAAGAATACTTTAGAAATGTTAAGACTTTCGCAACCGCAGCAAAACAAGCACAGGCTAGCGTATCATCACCTGGCACAATGGCTATTGTCTTGACACAGTTTGGCGGTGGAGGCATTGCTGGTGGTATTGCTGGTTTTGCAACAGGCGACCCCGTTAAGGGGTTGTTGGCTGCAGCACCATTTTTTGTTGCTCCAACCATCGCAGCAAAGATACTGTCAACATCAAGTGGAACAAAATGGCTAACAATAGGAATACAAAAACCAGCCTTTACAAAACAGGCTGCCGTTATCCAGTCTAGGGTGCTGGCGAATATGAGACGAATTGAAAAGCAGGAAAAGAGGAAAAAACTGCCCAAGGAACCCGTCGTGCCCCTACAAGGGCCGCTTGCGCCGATTGACTTGCCGCCACCGCCACCCGTTGCTACACCAACCGCTGTTATCGAGGTCAGAGGCTAATGGACGATATAAAGGTTGCCCTAGCAAGGATGGAGGCAAACCAAGATTCCATAGGCAAGAGACTAAACGATATGGGTGGAACTGCACGGACCACGGCCAATGAAGTGATAAAACATTCGGTAATGCTAAAGGAATTAAACAAGGTCAGGGAGAGGGAGGAGAAGCGAGACAAAAAAATACAGGACCACGGAGAATCCATAAGTGGCATCAAGGCAACGGTGGCAACTCAGCGCAACCTTATAATAGGAATCTTTCTATCGCTGGGGACGATGGCAACTTGGATAATAAGGAAGGCATTTACGGGACAATGAGTACCTATATTTCTTTTTGCGTTGCTATTGCACAACTTGCCGCCGCTTGCGGGGGACGCTGTACCTCTTGGTGGCGAACACCTGTTGGCAATATGGAGGTAGGAGGCCATAAGTATTCTCGGCATCAGGTTGGCGAGGGCGTTGATTGGGCGTGGTCCGACGAGGAATTAAAAGCCTCAGAAATGGCTGATGATGAAGGCGTTAG